TAGTTAAGGATTTGCCACAAACACCAATCAGCGGTGCTTGTGGATAACTTTGGATTGGTTAGGCTACTTTGAGATAAGTAGTCTGACCTATTGGTGCATCTTTGCCCCTGATATCACTTGATACCCAAAGGATAGGATAACCAACATCTGATTTAGGATAATCAAATATTCCCATGTCAGTAAAATATATAAAGTTATCAACCTTAATATTTTCTTTGTCGATGTAGTTAAACACAGGCATAACACAAGTACCGCCTCTTCCAACTACTGAGAACTGCTCGATATCCTCGCCCTTTTCGTATCGCTTAACATCTTGAATGTCAGCATCACATTGGATGACTGTAACACTATCAGCACCACATTTTTTTGTGATCTCGTTTAACTCGCCCAAGAAATAAGATAATTCCTTGTTTGAGACTGATCCTGACGTATCGATAGCAACAACCACATTGCCACAACCAACCATGTTTGATGTAGGTGTTATGACCTCATTTAGATACCATTGCCTACGATTAGGTCTGCGGTAACTGTAGTCCTGAGGCTGATCGCCACCAACAAACCTCCTGAGTACATCGACCCAATCGATCTGTGATCTCTCCATAGCTTTGATTATGTCCTTGATGCTTGATGGTATCTCGCCCCTATTCTTAACAGAACTAACCGCCATCATAGTCTGAGCATCAATCGTTGCCTCTTCTTGCTTGACCTGATCTTCACTCATACTGCTAGGTGCATCGACATTGCCCCATGCCTGAGGCTGAGGCTGACCGCTACCACCACCAACACCATTGCCATCCTGAGGCTTGTCTTTGCTTTCAGATTGAAGAATGTCGTAGATTTTTTCCGCTGACATATCCTTAAACTTAGCATCGATCAAAGCACCATCAGGCAAAACTAAACCGCTTGAAATAATGATTGGATTAATTGCATAGTCGCAAGCAATATTCCAAAGCTGATGATCTCTCTTGCCCATCCTGAGATGATGCTTAAGAACTCGATGCAATGCCTCGTGAACTTTTACACCATCTAGCTGAGGCTCAGTTAAGGCATCAGTAAATTCTTCATTGTAGAAAATACTAGTGCCATCAGTTGCCATAGTGTCGATATCGTTTTTAACAACCATTGGCATCTGATAAAGGATAGAGGCATAAAACCCCCATCCCTTAGACAGTTTATCAAGCATAAGCCTGACTTTTGATCTTGCGATCTTTCTTGGTAAATCATGCATATTTGCACTCCTAAAAGTTAAGATTAACTTCTAGGCAACGAGATATTTCCCATTGCCCTTAGCTGATGCCCATGCTCTAACATCCTTAGACTGCTTTAGAGAATTGTCTCTAGCTAAAGCATCCTTTAAGACATAGGCTTGGAACTCTTCATTAGGTAACCTTTGTAAGTACTTGAGAATGTTACCAATATTTTTGTCGTTAGCTTTCATTGAAAGAGAACTGCAAAGAGCATACATAATCGCAGGCTCTTCCACTAACTGAGCATTGTCAGGATCAGCTACCAACTTATCTACATCAGGACACTTACTGTAAATGTCCAAGAATGTTTTTAAGTTTGCATATGCTGATCTGCCAATCTGACCGCTGATAGCCTCGCCCATTGCAACCGCATCCAAATTCCAAGATAACATTTGAGATGATCTCTCATGTGATCTAGGTGTAGGATATGCATTCTCTCCAACTTTGAATTGATGCAAGAACTCAGGCTGAAATCTTAACCAACCTATATACCTATGATCAACACCGCTTTTTGAAAAGTAATTGCAAGTGTCATCTAGGTTTGCCTCAACCTCGATGAATGAAAGCCTATCAACTAAATGCGATGGCATCTGATTAGTGCCTGCCTTGTCGCTTAGTTTGTTTCCAGCACTCATAATATAGCACTCTGATCTGTCGATCTTGTACTCGCCTACTCTATACTCATCGCAAATCTGAGCATAAATATTCATGTTGAGAATTGGAGACTGTGGCAACTCATCGAAGAAATAAAGCACACCTTTGTAACCATCCGCTTTGATCTCAGCCATGCGGTCAGCATCTACATACCAATCAGGTTGTAAGACTTTCATCTTGTTACCATCAGGCATCCTCATACCGCCTATGTCAGTAGGATCAAGTTGAGCAAGGGAAATATTTACTAGGTAAAAACCTAAGTCCTCTGCGATCTGCCTAGCTAAAGCAGTTTTTCCAATACCCATCGAGCCTTCAAGATGGAAAGAGATTGGCTTGTGGTTTGACTTTTGTGCTAGGTTCTTTTTAATACCCTCAAGTATTATTGTTTTTGCTAATGATAATCTCATTTAAGCACTCCTAGTTTTAAGTGTTACACCATTTACATGGTTATATTTATACCAAGTGTTACCGCTATTTAATGTTATAGCTCCTTGATCTAGTCTAAACCTACGATACTCGCCAATACGAAAATCATAGACTGTTACGAGGTTAGGAACATCCCTTTCCTCTTGCTTTAGAACTCCCCAAAACTTACGTCTTGAGCCATCCATCTTTTTAAATACACCTCGTAAAATTCTGCCACGAAACATATTTATTATTTCTTGATTTTTATTCATGTATTAACTCCATTGTTGTTATTGTTATTGCTCGACTGAACAAGCAGAGACAGACCGCATTTGATCTGTCTCAATTTGTGCATTCGATTAACCGCAAAGAGCATCGAGAACATCGTTAGTCTCATCGTTGTCCTTTTTGGTATCCTCATTAGACTTTTCATTAGCCTTTTGTGTAGCTATGAAAATCCTTTTGGTATCTGCCATCAACTCTTCAAGTTGGTTGATCTCATCCATCGTGATATCGTTGGCAACAAATACTGTCTGCTCGATGCCATCAACTTTCTTGGTTTTCTCAGCACCATAAACCATCTTGCAAACCTTTTCTGCTAAGGTTAACTCTTTTTTATCATTGGTATGAGCAACCCACTTTGTTTGAGTATCGATCTCAAAATCAGCAAGTATTTGCCTGACGTACTCAGGTGTTACTTGAGTTGGTAGGTCATGCTTTTCAGCAAACTTAACCGCATTCTCTTTGAGAATTTTTGCCTGAGCCTTTGGAATGCCTGCATGGTTCATCAGGTCATCATACACAACCTTTGTGACTGCCTTGCTCAGGTTACCTGATGCAGTCCTTGAAAACTGTGCAACATGGCAGATTGAGGTTACAATTTGAACCATCTTATTTTCATTGATGGTCTGTGTGTTTTCTTTGTTGGCATCTTTTAAACCGCCAATTACCTTTTCAGCCTTAGCTAAATCTTTGATTGCATCCGCTGAAAAACCATAGTCTTGAATATTTTTAGTCATACTAAAACTCCATAAAAAAATTAACTGTTTCATGCTTTTGCAATCGTCAGGCTGAATACACATTCAACTACAGTCTAGGACAAGAGGGCAACAAATTTGCCCCCACTATCGTTTTTTGAAAGGTCGTACAGATTTCTAATATGTCTCAAAAATCGTAGACTATCCTAAATTCTCTAAATAGCCTCATCCTCAAACCTTGACCTTTCGTTTACCATGTGGAGAACCTACTTCCTACAAGACCTCGCCCTTTCACGAGAATGGGATTTATGCCAAATGGGGGCTGTCAAATTCAATTACTAATATAACAACTAAATCAATATATACAAGCCCAAATATGTAAATAATTGTAAATAATTGTAAAACATATCTGTAACTATTGGTGACACTCAAAAAAAAATTTTCTTAACTTATAGGCTAAAAGTTAAAATTAACTTTTGTATAAGTATAGATTTAAATCAGGTGTTAAATTTCCCCGCATACGAATAACCAACCATTTTTTCTGAAACTTTTTTATCTTTTTTTAGTGCATCCTCTGTAACGTAAGGCTCAAGCCAAAAACTGCGAAACAAACTTTTATGATATATGATAGCCTAAAACACCTTTTGTGTCTGTGTGGGCTTATATGGGCTATTAATAGATGTTTCACGAAATGAGATAATATTTACAGTATGCAAACAAGGTGCTAATTTCTGAGAGGTGCAAATTTTATAAAATAGGTAGGTAAATTATGGATGATAAAAAAGACGATAAAAAACCAAAGTTAAAAATAGTTGGAGGCACTCAAAAAGAGTTCAAACCAACAAGACAAAAAGAACAACCAATAACCGCAAAACAATCAGAGTTTGCGAGGCTTGTAGCTGAAGAGGGAAAGACTGCAAGCGATGCTTATAGAGCAGTATATAATGTAAGCCCTAATACATTAGACAAAACTATTTGGAGCATGGCATCTGCTTTAATGGCTAACCATAAGGTATCCAAGAGGATTAAAGACATTCATAAGAGATTAGAGGAAGATAAGCTGACGAGAGCAGTCAGACGGGAAGAATACGTTTTAAAAAAGCTA